CTTTCCTCCATGGAACATACTCTGTATCAAAAACAATAGTGTTCCATAAATTGCCCCCATCTTGACTAAGAGTATATTTATCGCTTGGAGCAATATATGCAAAACCCAGCGGACGTTCTCCTACTCCATTCCAAAATGGAAAATATCTTTGTGCGTGAGATAAAGTTACATCAGTAGAGGCAGGGTCTCCTACAGCAGAATAAACTGCATTTCTAAGCATTAATTCATGCTGCGATTCTGAATAGGGATTATATTGTATAACTCCTTGTATTCTTTTTGCTGAAGTATCTAAATTAGATAATTTTAATCCAAGGTCTACAGGGGAACTATTGTCTACATCTGTATAATAGTAAAATTCTATTTCGTATGGTTCAACGAGTATATCAAGTGGAAGTGTTTTTGGAGCAAAGGTATTAACCGTGGATGTTGCCAAAGACGCCGACCATCCTTTTAAAGGAGTTGATAAATCTGAAATCTGTTGACCTATAGAACGATACGTATTTCTAATATCTAAAATTTTGGTGACATCGTCAGTATATAGTGTATCTGTTAGATTTATAGTATCTTGTTCTACTTCTACCCAGTGACCAAGCCCTGTTCCAGGACCACTGTAATCGCTATGATCTTCTGCACCACCATCACAATACAATAAAGAAGTGTGACCTGCTATATTTTGATTACATCCAGAGCCTATAATTTGTAATTTGTCTACTGAGGGCTGAACAAAAGTAGTTCCGTTAGGAGGAACTGCTCTAGAAATCACTACATCTTTAACATAGTCAAAGGGAAATAATGAAGCAACATTTAATGATATAGTCTCAGCAGTTCCATCATGAAGTAAATAGGCAGATTGAGGAGCATCGAATAGTATAACACTTGGTCCAACATCTCCTACAGATAAAGTAATAAAGTTCTTAAAACTATCTCTAAGAGTTATAGGTTTATTAATGCTTGCTAGCTCCGTTGATTTGTATATATCCATTCCAGTTTCATTTTCTAAATAGAATGCCTTATAATAATCTTCACTCTCTCCTAGCTGTTGTGCTTGGGAAGGAGGTAAAAATGGAACTGCTTGTGAATTAGGTATATCTGTTATTTCAGGCGGGGGAAGTGCTGGTTGTGGAACTTTTATTGGTTTTAAATATTCAATATCTTCAGCAACATATTGAAAGGTAGTTTCCAAATAAGCTTCATCTGTGCCCGTTACCATGCCCTCATCTACAAGTCTAATATTTTTTAATAGAAGACGAGATCCAGGGGCATCAGCCCAAGCTTCAGTAGATGTTCCTCTATTAGGAAACTTTGCGCCCTTTACTTCTTCTGAAAATAATAATAAAATATCGAATGGTGGGATTTGATCAGTAGTTTTATTTTCTTTACTAGAATAGCTCTCAGAACCGAGAGAAAATCCATAAAGACTATCAACATCTTCTACTGCTTCTTCACTAAGTAATGAAAAAAATGCAGCTCTATCGAAGTTTATAACTATAATACTTCCAGCTATAGTTCTTGTGCCTGAAGTATATGAATGAGCTATAGCCGATCCTAATTTACGAACCGGCATTTTATCTCTGTGTATTGAGTAACTTAGTGCGCCAAGATTTTTAAAAGGAATAAAAGTCGAACCGTAAGTACTATTTAATGAATTTTTTGGATCTACTAAGTTTATAGACTTAGCTAGAATGAATGCAGCTACATCAGAGCCTGAGAAAACTACATCTTTATTATATGTTGCAGTAAGTTCTTTCATTTAAATATATATATAGAGCGGGCCATGGTATAATAACATAACCCACTCTATTGTAAATTACAACATAGTAATGTTGTTAATTAGACGCCAAGATTAGATTGAGCGGCTCCTAATACTGTGTCGGAACTTCCGCCAGCACCAGCATCTTCAACTGATTGCCAACTTATGATGTTTTTAGCAACATAAGTAAACTGTGCTTCTTGAATTCCGTCATCGATAGAAACGCCTGCGCCTTCACTAATAATAGTAATATCGTGAATGCTCATAACCATCTGTTTACCAAATTCATTCATTCCATACAGGGTTGCTGTAAATGGAGGAATTTCATCAGTATAAACAGCGCTTCGAGTATTCTCTCTATTATAAGGATTAGTATTAGATCCAGCCGAATGATCTGATCCAGGGACGTAGTTCATATCTCTGCGATACACTTCTGACATTTGTTGAATATCAAATAAAGCGCTTCGATCGAAACAGGTCATCACAATTGAACCAGCAACACCTCTCTTATTTTTAGAGTATGCTAGCGCATTTGGATCCCCCATTACAAATACAGGGCGAACTTCCCTATTAATTGACCAAGAAACACCTTGAATGTTTCCTATCTCAACGTTACCAAAAATCATTTTAATATCAGAGCCGGAAAAGGTTGTGACCATATTTCCGCCTTGATCTAAATTAGATTGAAAAGCCATGTTTAATTTCTCCTATAACTAAAAAGCCCCATTGTAAACAATAGGGCTAATTGCGGGTACTACTCTTAGATAGTTATGCCTCATCGTTACATTTTAGATATGTCACACTATGCTAAATCCTCCGCAGAGAGTTCAACATTATAATGAACATCACGTAACTCAAACTGAGGCTGTAACGTTAGAGGAATTGTAACTCTTCCAACAACGCGTTCACCTGGAGTCATAACGACAGGAGCTAAAAATCCTCTCAAAACTCTAGGAACTAAAGAAGTACCTAATTGTGAATCTAACGAAGTTTGAAAAGCTTGTAATAATTCAGCACTTGAAACTTTACCGAGAAAGTCTTTAGCGACATTTCTACAAATTTCTAAAGCTTCCTGAAGAATAAGAACAGTCATTAAGTTCTCATAATCAGATCCAGCTTTTGCTAACGATCGAGATTCAGATAATTTAATTTCTCCATTCTTTATTGAGGGCACAGATACCCTTACATCTGATAGTAAATCAACTTGTAATGATCCGCTTGATGCGTCTTTTCCAGCATAAGCCCATACTAAACCAGTTACTCCTGGGAGTATGTGTCTATATATAGCTTCTTCTGTCGGCATAGCGGCAATAAGTCCAGCTACAGCGCAATTTAGATTACCGGCATATTTACTTGATTGTCCATTAAATATACCTTCACCATCTACGCAAAACATAAACGGTTGGTCAAAACCTGCAAGAACTGTATTTGTTACTAACGAGTTTAAACGAGAAACAACATCGTCTCTAAGGACGCGACCTCCTACTCCTGAACCAACAATTGGTTCAAAACTAGTAACTCCTATCATTTCTCCATTAAAGTCGTCAAGAAAAGTGGACATTTGTTGTGCAAAACTTGCTACATCGCCTGAACCGTCAGGTTCATCATTGGGCACTGCATCAAGAGTGACATCTACAATAGCCATAATATCAAAAAAGTCTACTATAAAGCTATCATAAGCTTTTGCTAAACCAGCATAAAGATGATTGTCAGCGTCAACATCTGTAGACGGGTCCCAATCGGTTCCATTAGCTAAAGATTCTTTAGTCTCTCCATTGCCAGTAAATATGTCTTGATTAATTAATTGATCACCTACAATAGAAGAAGCAAACATAATTTCATTTAAAGATATATCTGCATTAATTAAGGATGCAAGATCTGATATATCTAAACCAGTCCATGTAATCTTTGTATTTAATTTTGTTTTAGGGTTATAGATATAAAGCTCAGTTGCATTGGCCCATATCGAAATATCATTGTATAGTGTTCCAGGATGGACTGCTTCTAGCTTAAAAACATCCGAGCCAGTAGAGTCCGAGGCCCATGTTCTATGTGCAGCAAGGCTCTGGGGAGTTGTCGCATCAGTATATCCAACAACGCGTAGGCCATAAACATCAGGGGCAGCTGTACCAGCAGATTGGCCATCAAAACATTCTTTGAGACCTCTGGTTAAATTATATGCTCCAGATCCAAATGGTCCGAATAGTTCGGCCGCGTCTGAGGGAGAAGAAACTTTTACTGGAGCATTTAGCGGACCATCCGTAGCATTACCTAGGATGACTACACGTCTATTTCTAGGCCCGGAGCCACCAGCAGCTGCTCGTGTTAAATTATTATCAAATAATTGTCTAGATACTTTTGGGGTTGCCATAATTTGTTCTCCAAAATTTTTGTATTTTTATTTGCATAGACTCTATGGCCTTTCGTATCTAAGTTATGTCATTCTAGTAAATCTTTTATGATACTATTCAGAGTCTTCTATTGACTCTGAGACTTTCACTCGAATTACGTCGATTAAGTCAGCAGGAATTGCAGTATGTCTTTCTAAGTCTACTGTATATTCTAAACTTCGTACATTAAAAGTTTGATTTAACTCATCTACTTCTTTATCTTTTAATCTTTGTCTAAAAACTGTATAGTGTGATCCAAATAATCCACCAAAATGATCCATAAATGCAAACTGAAACCAATCAGTTAACTCTTCAGCTTCTTGAGGATTCTTTGCAAATATATCAAATCTATAGAAGACAGTAAAACGTTGTCCATATACACGCAGAGCTTTTCCACTTTCTAAAAATATATCTGTTCTAAGTCTTGGTTTTACTTCTCTAGTACCTGATTCAGGATTCGCTCTAGGCTTTCCTCCCAAATTTACCGGAAGCATTCTATCAATACTCCAAACTATACCATTTTCTACTTTAAAATCAGGATCTTTACTAATAACCCAAGCAGGATATGCAGCATCGAATCTAATATCTGGTTTTAATATATGTAGAACTTGTTCTAATCGTTCTATGTAAACAAGAGGACTAGCATTACCAGTCACATCTTCTTTATTTATAGTTAAAGGCATGTCTACGCCGTCGACACCGTCATTATATAATGTTATTTTTACAATATCGTCAGCCATTAGTAGTCTCCCATATGGGGCACAACCTGCACTAAATAAAAAATTATATTACCTTTGTATCCTCTCTTTGTATCTATCTCTTGTATTTCAAATGCTTCTCTATGGTCTGCAGCATATAAAGCATTTAAATCAATAGGACCGCCATGATCATTATAGTCGAGTTCAATAATGACATCTCCTCTTTTAGGATTAACATCGCTTTGTAAATAAATCTTAGAAGCATTAATAGTCATGCCAACGCTTCCTCTAACTGACATAGGTGCATGTCTATTTTTTACTACCTCATCCGAATAAGCCCATTTAGGACCACCAGAACTAGAACCAGTAGCATCACTGTAAAAAGTACTTTGGTTGCCTACATCATATCTTCTATATAATGAATAATGTCCCCAAGTCTTAAAAGCTTGGTCAACTGTTTTCTTTAAGGGAGAACTTTTATCCAGGTAGGACCAAAGTTTAAAGCTCATAACTAGTCTCCTTCGTTAGATAAAGATCTGGAGCTATATAATGAGCTGTGGTAGTCAGATTCGCCAGGTATTGCACTAGAAGTCTTCACTGGTAAGCTTTGATGAGTATGATCAGTATATGGATCAAGAGAAATATCTCCTCTTTTGAGTGCATTTTCTAGAGCAATAATTTTCAAATCGATAGCTTTTATACTATCTTGTAAATATCTAGATAATTCTCTTCCAGACATTTTAAAGTCACCGATAGTAAAAGAACTAGAAGCACCGGCAGGATCAGTTAAATATGTATTTAATATATCTCGTTTTGTTCGTGCTTGTACGTATTCGGGAATACGGGTAGGTAAACTACTATAATCTAATGTACCTTTCCATAATTGTTCAGCGGTAATACTATGTCTATAAATAAGAAGGGCTAAAGTAAAGTCATCATACTGTTGTACAAATGGACCAATCTCAAGTTTAGTTTCATCAATGGAAGTAAAAAATGGAAATAATAGCCCCATAAAGCTAAGTGGTTCTATGTCATCATTAGAAGGAGTCGTAAAACTAACTTCAAATATTTTATTAACATCAAAGTCTAATGCAATATTACCCTCACTGTCAGCAGTTTTACTAATACAAGCAATTCCGTCAATAGTAATTGTATCCTCGCCCAGGACCATAAGTTTAGTTTCATCAATAGTAGATTCGTCTATCTTAGATGTTAAAAATAGTTCAGACCCAATAGCGTCTGAAGAAAAGTTATTAGCCCAAATAGAATTTACATTTAAAGCTAATCCTAATGGATGTCTTACTTCTACTGAAGAAACAACATTTGTTTCAGTATTAGTTGGATCAGCCTCATCTTCTGGAATTCTACCATTAAATTTAGCTATGACACTGCCAGTTCCATATTGCATTATGGATGAATCCATAGGCATACTAGATATTAAATAGAAACTATCAGGGATTGCTGGAAGTGTAGTTGTATCTACTGGAATTTCAGGACCAGTTCCGGCCGGCAATGTTTCTGCTAGAAAAGAAAGGGAGAAACTATGTTGTAATGTTTCTCCTTCTGTAGAAGTTACTCCGTATCTTCCTTTTGGTAGATATAAAGTATAATAAGCTGCAGAGATTAAATCTGTAGCAGGTTGGACATGAATTAAGGTAGGATCTCCTGAATCGTCATTAACTACAGTTAAACTTGATATATCAACTGGAGTTTCATTACCTCCGTCGGGTAATGTTCTGAATAAGGAAATTGTATAGGAAAGAACGGAGCTACTAGAAATATCTGCATTAAACTGCAAATAAATATCAGCTTCATTTGGAACTTCAGATCCACTAGTTAAAGCTTGCTGTACATTGCTATCATCGTAGTAAAAAGCTCCTGTTGCATTAAAAGCCATTAGTCTGTTTCCTTAGTATCTTGTTTAGTCTTCTTTTTAGAAGACTCTTTTTCGTATCGTTTGACTTTTCGCTTAGTAGCCCTTCCAGTAGGACGTAGCTTAGGCATTACACCGTAAATCGAACAGGTTTAACGTCCTTTACTAAAGGCTCCTCTTCCGTGTTAACAGAGCTTAAACCTGCCCTAAGGCCAAGGTCTAACATAATATCAGAAATATATTCCATTACAGCACTTCTAGGCGCCATTGCAGGATTATGTCCACCCATTTCAATTTTATTAATAGCTTTAATAAGCTTAATTCGATCGTCTTTATCTGCGAGAGTAGAAAAAAGTTCAGTAAAAGATCTAATTGCGTTATTAGGTGTATCTGCCAATAGTTTAAAAGCCTGTTTTTCTACAGGATCATCAGATTTATATGCCAAAGTTCTACCAGTAAATGACGGCGATTTCATTGCTTTTTTTGGATCAGGATTTTCTGTATAGTCAAAAGAACCCTTAGAATTTGTTACAGGAGCTGTTCGTGCAGACACCTTATCTATAGCAGCACTAGGTTTATTTACAAACTCTAATACTCCTTTTTCAACAGCATTATTAACAGCAGAATATGCTTCTGCTGGAATATCTGATGTTTTACAATAGCCTTTATTATTATTAAGGGCAGTTATAATAAAATCAGTTTTTTCTTCTCGCCACATGCCAACAGCAGCGGCAAGTCTAACGTATTTTTTATTGCTCAATTTCTCAGTTTTTTTATTGCTTTGCTCACTCATATTCGTTTCTCCTATAATTATATAGATTGATATTGTTAAGAATTAGGAGGGGCAAAGCCCCTCCTAATACATGATATTACCTAAATCAAACTTAGGTTACTGTCGGACCAGAGGGGGTCGTACCAGCAAGCGTTACTTGATTTGCATTGTCAAAGACATAGTTATCTGTGATAACCATATCTCTAGCAACGGCAACACCTTTACCTTGTGATAACAGAGCCATTCCCCAACGCTCTTTAATCTTCATTGCGCGGATATCGCGTTCTGGATCTCTCCATTCATCGATAGATACGCCTTCTTTAGTCATCAATAAACCACAATTTTGGGAATCGGCCATAATGACATCAGCTACTTTAACCGCGGCTGCGCCGGGNCCTGTAGCTGCACGATATCCAACGTGCGGTGAAACGATAACCTTCAAAGGAGAAGGTAAATAGCGAGGTGCAATGTTAAAGGATGCACCTAACGGGTTAAGAGTCTGTACAAATGGATTAGGTCCAGCAACTTGAGCCGCGGTAAGATTGTTATAATCATTACCGGTAGGATCTGGTTGATAGCCTAGTTGTCCAAAGCTGGAGCCAAAAGTAGAGGCTCCGCTTCCAGCAGGAGTGCGATTTGAGGATATTACGCCATTAGAGAATAATATTTCTCTGGTTTTAGGATCATTCATAAAAATTTTCCATGCCAGAGGATTAATCAATAATGTATCATAATTAAATCCACGAAGATATCCATATACCCACATATCAAAAATGTCATTAATGGTCATAGAACCATTAAATGCACCGTCAATACCGCGGCCATTTGTATATCCTAGTTCGCTATCCGTTGCTGCAGCAGCAGAGTTATCAAATACGGAAATACCCATATCGTTCATAAGGGCAATACCGTATTCTTCTTTGTGTCGCGCTAACGCACGACCAGCCATATTTAGCCACATGCCAAATACGTCAAACAGGTTGTCATCGAGCACTTCTTGAGTAACACGAAGTTTCAAGCCATGTTTGTTGATTCCCAGCTGCATGATATAACCTTCCCCGTAGGAAAAGTCAGCTTCAGGATATTCCTGACCTTCAGGAATTTCCGCAGCGTGAAACGCGCCAACAGAGCCAATTTCGACAGAACGACCTGGTCCTTCATATGCAATTTGTTTAAACAAATTGGGAATGACAAGTAATTCTGGTTCGATTGCTTCTTGCACTAAACGAGTAACAGTTGTTCCAATATAACGAGTGAGATCTTCGGTAAAAAAGACGTCTTTAAAGTCGCCTATTCCTTCACCTTCCATCTGTCTATCAATATTGAAAACATCTTTAAATTCGAAATGCAATTGCAGATTGTCTCTATCTTCCGTCTCAACACCAACCATACCATTGTTGGTAAAGATGTCATAAATCAACTTCTGAGCTTGAGCCTGCTTTGATGTTCGCTTGGTTACTTTCATTGTTTTTAGTCTCCAATTAAAAGCACTTCTAAAGCAGACTCTCTCAAAGGAGTTCTTGCATTATTAGTCATGTAAGTCATAGAATAATCTATGTTAGCTTACATTAATTTGGATCCATGCTTCGCCAAAAACACCTGCATCGCAGAGTGCTTTTATTTTTGTAGCAGGATCGTTTGCGCCAAAGTCATAAGAGGCACCGCTTAGTGCTTCATATGCAAAGTCATACAGGAATTGTGGCACGCCTTTTGTTCCTGTTCCGGCTACCCTATATGCACCTTCAGGTTCATAAGGGTTTTGTACTGTATCCAACAGATCTTTAGGGAATCGATAATCAATACCCATCAGATAACCAATTTTCTGATTGCCCTGCGCTAATTGCGCGGCTTTCANGGATTGCATATTTCCGTAGTAATCTGCGGAAATTGCCATTCCAGCTTGTCCTTCGGAACTACCATTATATGAAAGGAAAGAATATTTCTTTTCACATGCAACATACCCTGCTCCAGTTTCAGCAGCTACAGGGGGAAGGGGTGATTCAGCAGCAACAAATTCTCCTAATGTCTGGGTATCCCATTCATCAAGATCAACGGCAGGTAATTTAATCAACTGACGAGCCATAACTCCCCAGTTTTTATTACGCATGTCGTAGTTTAAGTTGTCGCCTCTAATATCTTGGTATACATCGTGCTCTACAACACCAATTGGTGCGTGATCAGCACTTTGTGTAAAACCACCGACAGCAGCTTCCCAGACATATCCACCGCTTGATGGAACCATCAATGCTAATACGCCTCTCCCAACGCCATAGAAATCATCATCAGTAGCGAAATGAGCTCCATCATTTGGGGTAATCGCAGAAACAGCGCGGCCTTTCGGAATAACAACCCAATCCTGGGTATTTGTATCCTGAAATTTTGCAGCTAGTTCTGAAAAAGGCTGTAGTGGAAATGCTGGACGTATGCCATCAGATTGACTGATATTTGGGCGTCCTGCGGACAACGCATATTTGGAAGGAGAGCGTTTTAGTGCTCGTGTTCTTCCAGTTTGTGCAGTAAAATTAAGTTTAGCCATTTTATAGGTCTCCTAATTTATTTAGATTTAAAATAAGATGAAATTATTTTTTTAGTATCGCTCATAGGCTTTTCATCATTGTCTAAGCCTTGCGGCTTGTCTTCAGAAAGTGTCTCTTTTTCTAAGGATTCTGTAGGAACGTTAACGAATGCAGTAAGCATATCTTTCTCCAATTCCTTATAGAGGTCTCTTAGTTCGTCAAGATCTTTATCTTCCAAAGTAGCTCTATAGCTTTTCTGGGAAGTTTCAATATCTTCTAGATCAATTTCTGATTTACGTAAAGCAGTCACACTGTGTACGATAGTATCAATAAGAACTTTCTTAATTGAATTTTCTATCTCTTTCTTGTCTGCTTCAGCGTCTTGTGTGTTTTGTTCTCCCTCCGGAGTGTTCTCTTCTTGAGTAGGTTCTTCTTTAGAATCTTCTTTAGAATCTTCTTTAGAATTGTCTACTTCAAGATCTTTTTCTTCCGCTTCATCTTCGGAAGAGGTCTCGAGAGAAATAGCAACACTAGCTTCTTCATAACCAAGCTTGTATCCATCTTTAAAAGATTCGTCTTTAAGAGATGCTATATAAGCACCCATTCCTTCAACTTTTAAAGCTTCAACAAGATCGGCGGGAGAATTCTTGTTAGTACTTTCGGTGTCATCAGCAGCATCTTCTTTAGCAATCTCGCTTTGTATTGCAGCTTCGATTGCTTGTAGGAAAGCTTGCTTGACATCGTCGGACACTTTACTGTTATTTTCTATTAACAACTTGATACGGTCTAATTTTTTGTCAGAAGCACCGTTAATACTTTGTTGTAATTTTTCAAGTGTAAGATCATTTAGTTTCATTGCTTTGTTTCCTGTAAGTAAGGTTATGTCAGTTAAGGATTCAAATATTAAATCTATTTGAATCTGCTCATCGGCTTTTTCATTATGTTGATGCTGCTTTGAGCTGGCATCATAATAATTCTTTTCTTTATCATTTGACGAATCTTCCATTTTTGAATCATCTTTAATTACCAATGGAGTATCCGGCTTCGTATTTTTTAAATTTTGTACATTTTCAGCATCTTTTTTACTAGATTTACAACCTAGTTGATTTGCTTTTCTAGAAACACATGCAAGTATAGCTGATTTACTTCCATCGCCTTTATAGCGTCCTATCAATCTCCTAGCCGCAGTTACATGTGCACAATCCGGGACAGGAAAAGAACGGCCAGGTCCACAAAAAGTGGATGACTTAAGTTTCTTTCTTTGTGAACTAGATAATTTTGCATCACCCATTTCTTCATCTAGTAATGCCTCTAATTCATCCCAGTCTATATCTGTTAGACTTAGTAATTTCTCACATTCATCTTCATCTTTTATTTTATTTAGTTCATCCTCTTCTAATCTAGATAAAACTAAATCTTCATCATATACTAATCCTTTTTTATCAATATAAGCTTGCTTATCATATTTTACACTTTCCCATAATACTCTATTTGCTACTAGTAATTCAGCTAGTAAATCACATGCAAGTAAAAAAGATTCATCAGCATATCTAACATCAGAGTCCACAAATACTAAACTTGTTTGGACTTTACATTCATCTCCAACACAAGGATCCGCAGGTCTTTCCCCATCAACCATAGATATGGAAGTAATCTGAGCTGCAGTTGTACCATCATTATCTGCGGGGGTATTCACAAGAGAAACTTCTTTATAATCCAAAGCACCTACTCTCCAATAACATTGTTTTTCAATACCTTCATCATCTTCATAAATACGTCCTCTACTATGTCCACAATATTCTTCTACATTTAAATTAATATTACATATAGAACATTGAGTAAAATTAAAATCACTGGCAGCGTCTCTTAAAGGAGCACCATGAGTAGAAACAGTTAAATAACGTCCATCAATAATTTTTTCAATAGCATCACTATCTGTAACTAATACATCTAATTGTGTAAACCCAGCACCTTCCGTAGAATCAATAAATCTGGCTGCTTTAACTCTCCCCAGGGGTTCACTGTCTAAGTCGTGATTCTTTAAAAAGGGTTTACTATACGGGGTTGTCCACACATCTCTAGATACAGCATAACGCATTGCATCGGGATCATAATAAAAAAAGTTTTTATTTTTGTATCCCGCATGGGTAGCATCTAACGTAACAAGCAAGGATTTTGGAATATATCTATTTCCATCTTGCTCTATAGCAAAATCTGCAGAAATAGTACTTTTGCTTTGATCTTCAAAATTATGTAGTAATTTACTCATTTGTAGTCTCTGGTAGTAAGGCTGGAAATTGCTCTAAACTTCTTGTCATATTTTTACACCTAGGGCACTTAATTTCTATATTTGTTCCTGGAACAATCTTAGATAATAGTTTATTACACATAGTTGTTGATCCCCATTTTTCTGATTTCTTTTCATCAATGTGCTGACACCTTAATTCTAATAAATTAGTAGGAACACAGTTTGCCCTAATATTAATTGTAGAGCAACCTCTTTTCTGACATTTGATTTCAACTGCATATGGTTTTTCTTGATCAACATACTTACATAATAAAGAACCACATTGTGGACATCTAAACTCCAGATAGTTGTGTTCCATTAAGCATCCTTTATAATTTGTGCTTCTAATGTATCGAAAACAGTTCCTATTACTTCTTTAAAGTTACCTCCATTAGAGTGCCTTCGTAACATAATTTTCATAGTAGTTATGTCATACGGGTCCAACTTAGACCCGGTAAGTAGATCTTCGAGCTCTATAACAGTTTGCGTCCCTAAGGCCTGATTCCATAATTCAGTATAATAATCTCTAGTTACGCTAGGTTTAGATAGTTGAGTTCCTTGTTGATTAGTTGGTCTAGAAACATTACTAGACAAATTCTCACCTGCCTCTGATAGTGCAGATGCTTTAGCTTCTGCTAAAGGAATCTGTACTCTATTAAGATACATTGCTTCTCTTTCTAGTTGAAGAATAATATCTCTACCTAATTCTTTTCGTAATTCTTCCTCAGTCAAAGCATTATTAATATAAAGATTAAGTTGATGTGCTTCTCTTTTAATCTTCTCTGATAGATCAACTTCAGGAATAGACAAGTAAACCATATTCTCATCATTTAAAGTAAATTCGGTATAACCTGATTCATATAATAATTCTGTAATCATAAAAAATTCTATAGAATTTTTCAGAATACGCTGAAACTTTGCCGATGTACTCTGCATTTCAGAACTAATTACTTGAGCTGTTGCACGATTTGCTGAATCTCCTTCTCCCATAGCTACTCCTGACATTCCCAAACCAGCTAAAACTCTAGCTTTAAAATAATTTATAGAAGAAGTTAATATATTATTAGCATTAGTTGCTTTAGCTATATCTTCTACTGATACTCGTTC